AAATAAAAAGTGGTGAGAAAATTCCCGCATCATTCCAGATTCTGATCTAAAATAAACCCAATTTGTCTTTTTGGCACATCGGGTTCGACAGGTCTGGAAAGCAGAGTCATGTTTAGTTGACTAATATGCATTAACATCATGGTGGGCTGATTATCTACAGTGCCATAAAAACAGACTAAATTTGGATGTTTATATGCGACTGAATCAGCATCCATAATAGCACCAGATGTAGAAACGAGACGCATATAAGCTTCGTGTTTAGAATCAAGAGATTTTTCAAATTCCTTGACTTGACAAATAAAGGTGGCAAAGAAGGCGGAATTATCAGCCAGCAGTTGCTTGTTATCATAAATCATAAATACTCACTTCCTTTCTGTTTGTACTCGGTCTTGGCGGGGCCCGTAAATACATTATAGGACGGGAGGGGAGAAAAAACAAGAATCGGAAAGGAAAGAACCATGAGAACAGGAAAGGTCACAAAGAAAAAGGCCGAAGAGCTGGCAATGCAGCTCCTGGGGACCGGGAAGTTAATGAAGGAAGATGAATATGGCTATTACTTCCAGTCCGGCCAGATAAAAATAAGGGTATCGCCGTGGCATATGAAGGGGAACAAGAAGATTTTCCAGACATTTTTTCTGGCCGGGGAATGGTATGAAGGAGAGGCACTAGAGGTGTTCGTGTGGATTGGAGGCTACTATAACCGTGAGATGTTTTTTACGCCGCATACCATGGAGGAAATCTATTATGAGTATAAGAGAAGCGAAGAATGAAGGAGGCCGTGCAGTGGGAGAAGATTATTGGAGATATGAGTGCAGGAAGGCCAGGAAAGAAAGAGAACATTATAAATGTTGGTCGGCGGCCTTATTTTACCTGCTTGGATTTGCAACAATGGTCATCATGTATTTGTTGATGTACGGAGGAAGATAAGAAACATGGCAAGACAATTTAGAACGTGTGAATATTGCGGGGGAGCATTGGACCCAGGAGAAAAATGTGATTGCCAAAAAATGCAGAACCGAAATTACACATCAATTGAAGGAGTCGGATATAAACCGGTGTCAATAAGGCCAATCAGTTATTACAATAAAAAACCGGCTGAATAAAATCAGCCGGGTGGACAGGGAAGGTCCCCGTCCCAGTCTGTGCAAATTAAGTATATCTGATACGGCCAAAGAAATCAAGAAGATTTGGAGGCAGATATGGGAATTGAAACAAAAAACCCGATAAAAAGGGATGAATTAGAGGCATACAGAAAATCTCTTAAGATAGGAGACTCGCTTATATATTATGAATCAGTCCCAAGAAGTGATGGGATAGGAGGATCCAGGATGGCCAAGAGACGAATGCTAATTACTGGTATCTATAAAAATATCATCACCTTACAGCTTGGAAGGATGCAGCGGAGCATGACGCTCCAAGAAGCACTTATATATAATGTGAAAAGGCGTCCAAAACTTCGGACAGATATACATATGCCGAATGAGGAAGAAAGGATGGAAGAACGACGGAAAAAGATAATGAATTTGGCATATCGTGGACTGAGCAATGCTGAGATAGCAGAAAAGACTGGATATAGTCAGCAGGCGATTGCCGGTGTTGTCCGATGTGCAAAGCTAAAAAAGGACAAAATCAATGAAAGACACATAGAAATTGCCAAGCTGAGAGCATCTGGCCACGGATTGAACGAGATAGCGCGTATGTTAGGCTGTAGCAGGTCGACGGTCATCCGGGCAATAAAGAAGTGTGAGGAGAAAAAATGAGCGTATTACATGAATTAGCCGAATGCTTTGAAATGAGCGAAAGAGAAGTGTGTGTCAGAGCAGGGTATTCGCCTTTTGACGTAAAACGAATTTTGGAAGCGGATACCACCATATATCCAGGTGAATTCCAGAAATTAATGAGAGAACTTAGAATTATGTCATTGAAAACGCGTGATTATGAAATACAGTCAGCAACGATAGGGAATCAATGGCGTATGAAATGCTTAGAGGAGATAGCGGAGAAACGCGGCATGGATATAAGACCGTGTGAAGATCCACATGTATTTTAGGAGGAAGATAGTGAGGATTATAAGCATAATCAATTTAAAGGGTGGTGTAGGAAAGACCATGACAGCGCTGGAGCTGGGATACATATTGCACCATAAATACGGACAGAGCGTATTGCTGGTGGACAATGACAAACAGGGTAACCTTAGCCAAGCCATGGGAAAGCATTATGCAGAGGACTATATATGCGGAACGGCCCAGCTTCTGAATGGGCGGGATGTGAATAAAATCATGAGATTTACGGGTGAGCCGGGCATGGGAGTGGTGAGCGCCGATATGTCCCTTCTGACGTCCACATACCAGTTGATGGGTAAATCAGGGGAGAAAGTGGGGCAGTTTGAGACATTGCGCAATGCCAGGGCAGAGGATGGAAAGCCATACGATTATATTATTATAGATAATCCTCCAGATATGGGGATTAATGTAATAAATGCACTAATGGTCACTGATGACGTAATTGTGCCGGTAAAACTGGACCAGTGGGCGTTAGATGGACTGGAAACTATCAAGAACCAAATATCAGAATGCAGGGAGCGAAACCCGGGAATAAAACTGCTTGGAATCCTGGTCACAATGTATCGTAATAACGATGCTAATGTAGCTGGTGTTGAATGGTTACAGGACCAGGGATATAAGATGTTTAAGGAAAAAATACGGTACAGCGAAAAAGTGGCTGAAAGCATAATGATGGGGAAGCCTCTGGAGGAATACAGTCCAAGAAGCGCGGCGGCAGTCAGTTATCGGAAATTTGTTGAAGAATATAGGAGGGGAACCAGTGAGTAAAGGCATTGTGACAGAATATAACGATTATTGTGTGTTTTGCGGAAAGCCAACAGAAGCACAACATCACCTTATATGGGGGAAGGGAAACCGTGATAAGGCAGAAGACGATGGGATAAAAATTCCGTGCTGCAATAAATGCCATAACATGGGGAATGTCCTTGAACGCATACATGAGAATCCAATGGCAGAGAAGCTATCCAAAATAGCCGGACAGCTTGCGTGGGAAAAACATGAAGTTGCCTGTGGGTTAACAGAAGAAATGGCAAGAAGCGAATTCAGGTTGCGTTTTGGAGAAAGCTATCTGTAGGAGGGGAAGGGGAACAATGTCGTGGTCATTTAAAGAACTATTAAACACCGTGGAAGCATCAGATCCGGATTTTACGGAAATTTATCTGAGCCCCTATGAAGTGGAACCATCAGAAAGCAATTTTTATAGTCAGGAAAACATTGAGGAGCTGGCAGATTCCATGCTTACCGTGGGCCAACAGCAGCCGACTGTACTTGGACGGGTAGATGGTGTATACAAAATCATAAGCGGCCATAGAAGGAATCTGGCCAACATACATAATATAGAATGCGGGGCGCTTCCCAGGGATTATAAGGCAAGGTATCTGTACAAAGAAATGACATCAGCCCTATTTGAATTGTCTCTTATTATTGGAAATGCCTTTAACCGCAAACTTACGCCATATGAAGAAACAGAGCAAGCGGCCCGTTTGAAAGCGGCCCTTATACGGGCCAGAGAAGAAGATGGGATAATTATAAAGGGAAAAATGCGGGATATTGTTGCGGATATCCTTAAGACCAGCAAGACCCAGGTGGCAAGGATGGATAAAATAAACAAGGGCCTGGTGCCTGAGGCGAAAGAACAGTTTAAGGCAGGAACAATTGGAAAAACTGCCGCATATGAGACGGCAAAGCTTCCGGCAGAGGAACAGAAGGAGATTGCAGCCGCGGCTGCTGGAGGAAAAGAAGTCAGTCACAAGGATATTGCAGAGCGTGTCAAGGAGAAGCAGGAAATCAAGGCTGCACAGAAGGCCGCAGAACGAGCAGAGAAGGCTGCAAAACGAGCAGAACATGCCCAGATAGCTGCTACACAGGCTGGGATACAGGCAGAGAAAGCAGCAGAAAATGCAGAAATGACCGCTACAGGTTTTGCAGATACAGCAATGAACCAGCCAGATCCGTCAGAAGAGGAAAAACAGGAATGGTCTACCAGGGAGTGGGCCATATATACATTGCAGGAAATCATGATGCAGGCAAGCCTTGTAACGGACGACGATTTAATAGTTTTACAGGATATTTTAACGAAAGTAACCGAACGAAGCCATAAGAGGACAAAATGAAGTGAAAAGAAATAGTATTGATTCAGTTTTTGGCCGCATCGGTGTGGTAAGCGAAATAAAAGCGGATGGAACCATTGTATTCAGAGGCGGTAATTTAACACCGACAGACATTGATACACTATCGCATATTCGTATCAATAATATTACAGGCCAGATATTTAATGATAGAAGCACACATTTAGCGGAGGAACGAGAATGAAAAAGCAATCGACACATTAGCAAGACTGTATGAGCGCATAAAAAGAGAAGAACATGACCAGGAAGCGGCTAATGGAGTTTGGCGTGCAATGGAAGCTATTGCGGCCCTGGGCGATGCGTGGATTCCCGCTTCGGAACGGCTCCCAAAGAAACCGGAAGAGAATCCAATATATGATAACAAGCCATTGGAGATATATTTAGTGTCTGTCAAAACTACAGACTGTGTGATTAGGGCATTTTGGAACGGAGCATCATTTACTGACGGGTGGGATAAACTGGACGTGCTGGCATGGATGCCATTACCGGAGCCATATAAGGAGGCAGAGGGATGATTGAAGAAGGAATCGCGAAAGACCTGTCAATGGTAGTTGAAAATGCAAAATTGATGGGATGCCAAGAGGTTAAGTCATTTAAGAATATACCACTGAAAAATGTTGAGGCTGTCATATCAGCTCTACAGAAACAGATAGCAAAAAAACCAGAGGATGAAAGGTGTTTTATTAAAGACAAAGAGAATATCGGATTGTGCCCATCTTGTGGTGAAGGGGTCAATTCAAATTATCCATATTGTGGACACTGTGGGCAGAGAATCAAATGGGATGTTGAGTGGCGCATGGAGGTAGATGGATGATAGATAGACAAGGAGCAATTGCGATATTACAGGAGCACATTAATACATACCGCTACCAAACTACAGATAAGGGATGGGCGCAAATGGTACGCACTGGAATTGTCGGAAACACGATACCTGACAAGATAGATTTTATAGCAGAGGCAGAGAGGCAGATACAGGCTTACGAGATGGCTATTAAAGCGCTGGAGAGCGGCGAGGCAGCGGAATTTGTGGACCGGTGTTACCTTGGCAGCCTATGCCCATACCAGATGCCCGTGTAATGCTTATAACACAGCAGCGCATACCGGTACCTGATTCGCAGGACCGAGACTGCGTAAAGATAGCTGGCGTGGCTCTGGTGTATGCACAACCAGTAAGACCAGCAGCGGATGTGCCTATGGAGAGATAATGGAGGACCATACGGCCA